GTTATTTCGTCATGGAATATTCGGATGTACAGATCCATCCACCGCTCCTCCCAACCACTCGGCACGCACTCCTTTCGTGGCATGACACTCAGGACCGCAATGCCTGGCTTCACGCCAACTGACGAGTCGCCGTCAATCAGATCGTAGCGAACATTGTATTCGTAGCCCAAGAGTGTCACTATTGCATCCATCCCATTTCCGTTTGGTTTACCCGCAGTATACGGAATATGCACGAACGTGTCAAGCGAAAAGCACATTTTATTTCCACATAGGCCGATAAAGGGTATTTTATATGCCTCCAGGGTGTTTATGCAGTCTTTTCTTGCCCTTGCGGTGTTTACTTCTTCTCAATCGCTTCATCTATACCATTTAGGCTATTCCCTGTATTACTTGTTTCTGCTGTCCTAATTCCTATGCACTTGTTGGCTTCTGTATGGATTCGATTCTGCTCACTCGCTTGGCATTGAGTGTCCTATGTTCCGCCGCTGGTGAGGTTTAAGCGAGCAGTTCAAACCCTTTCCGCAATGCGGTTATAGGCCCCCCCTTCTAAAGACTCATAAACGAGCGATTTTTGCTCACAATAAATATATTTTTCCCACTTTCTCAGGGCTGGCCACATGTGTCGTGCAAGGAGGTGGGGGCAAAGCCGTCATCTTCAGGATTGGGCAAACTGTCTTCCACCAAGGCGTCCTGACATCTACAGGGGCCTGTGCTCACTTCAGTTTCACTTCTATCTCCGCGACACAAAGGGACTTCGACTCATGGCGTGTCTCAAGCCATAAGTTAGAGTCGAACTAATCTCTCACTCAGCGCACCCTGTATGTGTGTTCCGCCGCCGGAGCCGGTATCGCTTCGCAGCTACCAATCTTTAACGGGCGTTGGTTGTCCCATTTCTATGACCCACCTAAGCAGGTCCTCTTTGACCTCGAACCACTCCCCGCTTATTCGGCGCTTGGCGAATCGGTCATGCAAGCTGGCTTCATAGTCAGCCGTTACGCCCGAAAACACCTTGTACACCACAAGCGGGTTGGGATTCGCCGTCTGTAATGCCATGAACCTCCGCGAGGGTCGCTTTGTTTTGCCGATCTTTATGAATTTTCCGCAGTCCGTGTCAATCACGTATACACTTGTGATTTCTTGGGGCGCTTGGCTATCCTGATCGGGCTGATCGCCTCGGAATCTGCTGGCAAGGAGCGATCCGCTGACCGTGTGTATTACTTGGCTGTGCGGGCAATCGGTACCAATCGGGTGCTTTGCTACAAGCACATCGGCCAAGACCTTATCGCTAATGAGCGTTGTCGGGTCTATGTTGGTATTGTCCGCGATCCATTGCCGACAAGAGGCCCGTCTTTTCTCCATCGGTATCGGGTCCGGGGCCGTCTTGCGGTATCTGTGCCGAGGCCCCCTTCTTCGCTTCTTTGCCATGTCTGAAAATAAGAAGGGCCGGACCATTTGATCCGACCCTTCTTGACCCCAGCGCGAAATTCACAATTCGCCCGAAGCCTACCCTTTTCGTAAGTGCTTGAAATTCATAGACCTCTCTTTCATGGCAGGTGAATACGCTGACGTATCGGATGTCTGACCGGGCGGCGCGAACTCAAGTAGGACCTGATTAATCGCGTCGATGTGGTTGCCGAACTTCTTCTCGTAGAAGTCGAGCCGCTCGGGCCATGTGCGCCCCTTGTTCAGCTCGATAGCCTTCCCACCCGGCCTCATTCGCCTTGGTAGCCCGTTCTCATCCAGCACGACCCGGATCTCCCGCTCTGGTATCGAAGCGCCTTGCTTGACCAATTGCGCCCGCACCTTGCGGATAGGCATTCCGGTTTTGTACAGCGCTACCAGTTCGGCCTCATGTTTCTTCGCCAGTTCTCGCCCTGTCATTTCATGCCCCCGTGTATTTCCAAAGTGGTTTGTTGCTGTTCGGCTGCGACACCGGCTGGTACAGGATCGGGCTGAACGGTTTGCCGACCTGCTGCGCGTGTCTAAGCGCTTCGTCGTAGGTCATGAGTCGCAGGTCCGTCTTTATCTCTGATGGCAGGTCCTCGTCTTCCCACCTGCGCCCGTTCAGGTACGACGAGAACAGCGGGAGGCTGTGCCACTCGGGGAGTGCCGCCTTAAATCTTGGGATGTGATCCATGACCTGCTGCCGGGTTGACCTGGACAGTCGCTTCCACGCCCGTTTCGCCGCCACCTTGTTCGCCTTGTATCCCCACAGATCCCATGCCGCGTCGAACCCGTTGTCCTTGGCGGCTGTCTCTTGGTCGATCATGTCGATGACGTGGGAATAAGCCATCAACCTTGATTCATTACGCTCGCCGTATCTCGGGTCACGCGCCACTTCGGTCATTGCGTCTGCGATCTGTGAAAGCAGTCGTTTGCTGTCTATCATCATTGGATTGCCTCGTTGTTAGTGGTTTGCCATGTAGAATGCCCTCGCAAAGCCCTGCGGGGTCATGCTTCTCAGCTCTTTTGTGCGCTCACTCTTGCCGCCAAGGTTCGCCCACATCCATGATCCGCGCTTGCCGCCCTTGTGGTAATAGATTGGCTCTACGCGGCTCATCGGAAGATCATTGTTGTACCAGCCCCATAGGCAGGTCCGCTTCGTGTACGCCTCCTTCTGCGGCTCGTTAGCATGTCCCGCGTAATCACACGGGTCGAATATCAGTCGCCACTTGCCAACCTCGGGCACGAGGGCCGCAAGCCTTCCGACCGGGTTTTCAAGTGCGAAGACAGACGGCTTTGTTCGCTTGACATAAGCAATTATTCCGCGAATCATTTGCACCGCCTCGTCGGTTCTGCCGTCAGCATCTTTCTGGGTAAACCATCTTGCCCCGCTTGATGCGAAGTGCGTACAGGGCGGGGCGGCAAGGATGATGTCAAACGGTTCGGTTGATATGGCTGACCAATCATCAACCGTTCCGCCGAACCGCGTGATGCCGTCATTGCCTACATGAAGCCCGGTTGGATGCTTGGGGTCCACCAGCGTTACGCTGTGTCCATTATCGGCATACGGCTTAGGCCAGTTACCGGAATAGTCGCACAGAGAAAGTATAGTCATTTGCTTACGGGTTGGTTCGGCAGTGATTATAACAACAAGTTCACCGGAGGTCAACCAGCGAACAAAAAATCTGGGCATGTTGTATTATGTGGCATATGGGAACTACCGCAGAGATCAAGGGCACAAGGCTGTTACAGGAGGTTTTGGCCTTTCTGGGTGGTGACAAGCGCATTCTGGTATTTCAGGGAGGCACGCGGAGCTCGAAGTCGTATTCCATCGCCCAGGGCCTTATAGTCCATTTCCAGTGGATGAGGCGTGACACGCCACCGAACGAGCGATTCCGTTACTCGGTGATGCGTAAGAGGATGCCGTCCTTGAAGGGCACGGCCATGCGTGACTACTTCGAGGTGATGGAGCGACACGGATGGTACAGCCAGAAGAACCATAACAAGACGGACAATGAGTACCGCGAGGGCAACGTCGAGACGGAGTTCCTGTCGCTCGACGACCCGCAGAAGATCCGTGGCCGCAAGCGTAACGTTGCGTGGCTGAACGAGGCCAACGAGTTCACGTTCGAGGACTTCAAGCAGATCGCATTTCGTACGACGGATAAGCTGATACTCGACTACAACCCATCCGAGGAGTATCACTGGATCTACGACAAGATTCTGACCCGTGATGATGTCCACTACGTCCAGAGCACGTATCGGGACAACCCGTTCCTGACGCCCGAGACGGTGCGGGAGATCGAGTGGCTACAAGAGGTAGACGAAAACGCCTGGCGCATCTACGGTATGGGTGAGCGCGGATCGTCCGGGGCGGCTATTTACCCACGCTTCGAGATTTGTGACGCGCTTCCCGGTATCAGCGATCCGGTCTACGGGGTTGACTTTGGTTACAACGAGCCGAGCGCCGTTGTGCAGATCGAGCGGACCGACATTGACGGCGAGATGCGGTTGTACATGAAGGAGAACTTGTACGAGACGAAACTTACTGTCCGGGATATGATTTCAAGATTGGGAGAATTCGTAGGCACGAAGTACCACCCTATCTATGCAGACAGCGCCTCACCGGACCGCATAGAGGAGATATTTCGTGCCGGATTCAACATTATCGGTGCCGACAAGCGCAATTACAGCGTAAAGGACGGGATTGACTTCATCAAGCGCCACAAGATTTACATAACCGCTGACAGTGAGAACCTGATACGCGAGGCCAGGGGATACAAGTGGAAGCAGGACAACCAGGATCGTATTCTTGACGAACCCGTTAAATTCAGAGATCATGCTTTGGATGCTGTTCGATACGCTGCCTACACGCATCACGGCAACCCCGTAACCTGGCTCATGGAATAATATGTGGCAACCGTACAATCCGAGTATGTTTATTACGACTCCTACGGTCACGAAGTCCCTGAGCGTTCAGGATGGGTCTTTGATCTCGCACTTGGTGGAGGATCGCCACAGCGACAGGATGCCTATCGAGTCTGCCTACAAGCACTCTGGCTGGCTTCGTCGCTGTATTGACCTTCGGGCCGATGCGTTCGCGGGCATTCCGTTTACGATCCGCAGAGCGTCGAACGGCAAGGTCCTGTATGATAGCACGGACTTCAATCCGCTCCCGCCGAACCTTGAGTGGCTGGCTGACTTCCAAGAGCTGGCCCGCCTGACCGAGATCGCTATCGTGATGTACGGCAAGGCGTACTGGAAGCCGCTCTTTGAGTCTGGCAGGCCTACTGGATTCCAGTGGATCAACCCGCTCATGATCGAGGAGGAGTACAGTACGGCTGACGGGACGATTATTCGCTACAAGCGCAAGCTGAGGAATCCGCATACGGGCATGATGACGGACACGTATCTGGGCGTGGATGAGGTCGTCGCCTTTTACCAGCGGCATCCATTGACCGAGATCGGACCGCCTGAGTCGAGCATTGCAGATGGGGTTCGCATCAACGCGGACGTTCTCTACAGCTTGGACAAGTTCTTGGATTCGTACATGGACCGAGGACTCCTTCCCGCCACGATCCTTGGCTTGCCTGCTAACACCCCGCCTGAGTCTCGCAAGCAGTTTCAGGCTTGGTGGGAGCGTCTTTTTCGCGGGAAGAACAACGCGGGCCGTCAGCATGTCGTTAATGCGGATAGCGTGACGGTTCATACGATTGGCAACGGTATAAAGGACCTGTCCAGTTCGGCGGTCGTGCAGGAGCAGCGCGAGGCCATTGCCGCCACCCTGGGCGTTCCAATGTCGCACCTGCTTTCTTCTGCCGCGAACCGGGCAACCGCGTTTCAGGAGGACGAGAACCTGTACACGAAGGGCATCATACCCAACGCCAAGCGACGGGTCATGGTCTACAACAAGCAGATATTCGCCCCGCTTGGACTGTACTTCCGGTATGAGTTCAACCGGATCGAAGCGCTTATGCGGGCCGACCTTGACTCCGCTCGGAGCCTGGATAAGATCGTGCCGAATATCTTAACTCCGAACGAAGGCAGGGCAAGGCTGGGATACGAGCGAGTTGATGGCGGCGATGAGTTGCAGCAGGCCGTCCCGCACGTCGCGGGTGCCGTTCCTCCCGAAGTGGATGATGAAGACGTTGACCCGATGGATAATAAGGCGCTGGCAGACATCCAGAAATGGCGCTTCAAGGTGCAGAACAAGGGCGCCTCTGTTCCATTCGAGTCGGACACGATTCCTCCCTGGGCGCAAAAGACTATTCGCAGGCGCTTGGATGCTGGAGAGGGCGACGAGGCGTTTGATCCTCCATACTTCGACCTGTAATGTCTTACCACGACGAGATAGAACGGAAGCGAGCGCCCCATGAGAGCCGCGCCATCGACCTGATTGAGTCTGCTATCCGTCGCCAAGTTCGGGGTGCTGCGGCCTCTGTTCAGATGGGTCTTGGCCTTACGGTGCCGACTCAGCCGATGGAGCGCGTGGCAAAGGACGTGTACAGATCCGCATATATGGATTTCGCTGTTTATTCATATAACAAGACACTGCCTGCCAAGGCGGAGATCGACGAGGAGACAAAACGGCGCTGGCAGCTCATTCTGATCCAGTTCTTCTTCTCTAACTTGCAGGTGCTCGTCTCGCTCATGAACCGGACCATTCGGCGGGACTTGCTTCTAATTGTTCAGGATGGAGTGGCCTCGGGTCTGACCAACGAGCAGATTGCTGAGCGTATACGGTCGCGCCAAGACGCTATTGCCCGCCGTCGCTCTGGTGCGAGGGCGTCTGGACTTGTGGTACCGGCTTCGGGGCATGGAGTTGTGGTTGGCGGCGAGTCGGCTGGAGGGGCACAGAAAACATGGATAACGACGCTCGACGAAAGAACAAGACGGGGCGAACGCGGTTTTAATCATGCGGAGGCCCACATGCAAACCGTTCCTCTAAGCCAGCCGTTTGTGGTTAGCGGAGAGTTCCTGAGATTCCCTGGGGATATTTCTCTCGGTGCGTCTGCCGGGAATGTCGCAAATTGCAGGTGCATCCCGTTAATACAGATATAGCATGTCACTGACCTCCATCTTCGACTCGATACCCAGGGTGTGGAAGGCCATCGTAATTATATTCATTGCCACCAGTGCGGGCGTAACGTTTGGGGGCGCGACCGTTCAGTACACGGCCATACCCAAGGCCCTTGATGCATTAGAGATAAGACACGCGGAAGACATCAAGCGGCTAACCCGGGTCATTGAGGACGCGCAGCAGGATAACGAGAAGACGAATGAGAAGCTGGACCGCTTGATCTGTATGCAGATGGCCGAGTACCGCAATGCCGACCCGCTCTCTTGCATTTAATCTTCACAATGGCTTAATTGGTATCAAACCAAAGGTGCCCTATGGAGATGCGTGAAGACAACCGGCTGGCCGAACAGGAGATGCGCGAGATCGAGGATGTTTGCACAATGGTGGCCCACTACTACCACCGGTTGGCGGAGCTTGGCGTGCCGCCTCACGTAATCGAGCGGCTCATTTCTGACTACGCATTTCACCGTCTTTTGAGTCTGTGACAGGCGCGTTCATCATAGCCTCCATAGCGGTAATCATCGCGTTCGACCTTTGGCTGTGGGTGTCGGATCGCCCGACGATAAGCCGGGTCATTGCCATTAAGGCGCAGGAGCACCGAGTCATTCTGTTGCTGGCCGTGCTCGCCATCGGGATCTTGGTGGGCCACTGGTTCTGGCCTATAGTCATTTGCTGATATGAGCGGAAAGGGAGACAAGCCGAGGCCGGTTGACATCAAGCAGTACGAGACCAAGTACGACCAAATTGACTGGAAGCGAAAAGTAGCCGAGGATAAGAAGCGGAAATAGGAACCCTGTCCACGCGAATCGTGTTGGACAAGGAAACGGGGGATCAAGCAACCCATTGCTGTCCCCATGACTCAAGAAGACCAGATTTACTTCGGCGGGCAAGTCAAGGCCCTCGGAGACAACCGCGTCGGGGGCTACCTCGTGCGGTTTAGTAGTGCAGCGGACCCAGACCTCGTGAAGGACTTCTTCACCAAGGACACAGAGTTCGGCACGAATACCACGCCCCCGACGCTGTACCACCACGGCCTGGACCCGGTGCTCAAATCCCGGATTGTCGGCACGTCTGAGTGGAAGATTGATAGCGATGGCGTTTGGATCGAGGCGCAACTGTCACTCAGGGACGCATACGAGCGCCATATAATGAAGCTGGTCCGCGAAGGGAAGCTTGGATGGTCCTCGGGCGCTGTTGGGCACGCTGTTGAGCGAGAGAAAGTAGGCGAGTCAAACTGGCTCAAGACCTGGCTGATCGGAGAGGCGTCATTGACCCCGGCTCCAGCCGACCCCAAAAATAGTGCAATGCCTATCAAGTCATTGCCCCCGGCACCGCTCTTGGTGCCAGACGAGGATGACGAAGCAGAAAAGGCGGCGGCTGCCGTAGCAGAGTCTACCGAACCAACCCCACAAGAAACCAAAACAATCGACACTACCATGTCAGAAGAAATCAAGGCGGAGAATTTAGACTTCAGCGCCATCGCAGAAGCCGCTGCCACCAGGGCCGCTACCGCAGCCGCCGAGGCCACCATGAAGGCATTCGAGGCCCGTCAAGCAGCTCAGGCTGCCAAGGCCGAGGAAGAGATCAAGCTGGCTGAGGCCAAGACCGTCAAGGCCGAGTTCAGTGCTCCGGCGATCCACATGGATTCGACCACGAAGCATTACGACAACTACGGCATTGCCGAGCTTGCCACAACCGCCGAGTTCTTGAACAACGCGGCTGGGTTGTCCCACAAGAATCGCGCTGCTTCCGAGAACCTGTACAAGGCCATCGGTCGTCGGCTTGAGTCTTCGGAAGGCTCGACCGAGACGTTCCGCCCGGCTCAGAACGAGCTGAAGTCTTTCCTGCACAAGGCTGGCATCAAGGCCAACGAGATTCACCAGTCCACGCTCTCCGGTTTCGGTGATGAGTGGGTTGGTGTAGCATACTCGTCTGAGCTTTGGAATCTGGTCCGTCAGGAAGCTGTTGTGGCCTCCATGTTCACTCCGTTTGAGTTCCCGGCTGGTAACGAGTCGCTGGTTGTGCCGCTTGAGTCTACGGACCCGACGTGGTACCTGGTCGATCAGTCTGCCAGCCTGTCCTCCAACCCTGGTGGCATCCCGACGAACACGGTAACGTCCAGCAAGACCGCTACCGCCAAGAAGACGATGACGCTGTCCAAGATTGGTGCGCGTCAGCTCTGGACCGGCGAGATCAGCGAAGATGCCGTTCTGCCCTTTGCACAGCAGCTTATGAACCAGCTTGCCGTGTCCGGTGCGGAATACTTCGAGTCAGCATTGCTTGACGGTGATACCGAGACGGGCGCTACGACCAACATCAACGACATCGCAGGTACGCCCGCATCGACGGATTACTTCTTGGCCTTTGATGGCCCCCGGAAGTTGGCCCTCGTTACGAACACGGCGAACTCGCGTGACGCTGGTGTCCTGACCGCTGAGGACTTCCTGGAAACAGCGAAGCTCATGGGCACGAACGGTCGCAACGCCATCGACAAGTCCAAGGTTAAGTTCATCATCGACAACTCGACGCACTACAAGTCGCTTACGCTTCCCGAAGTGAAGACCCGCGACGTGAACAGTGCCGCGACTGTCGAGAACGGCAACCTGACGCGCATCTACGGCTACGACATCCACGTATCTGGTCACATGTGTAAGGCTGGCTCTGGCTTGTCGAACACCGCTGGCAAGATTGATGTCGATACCGCAAGCAACAACTCGAAGGGTCAGATCCTTGCGATCCGTCCTGACCAGTGGCGCTTGGGCTACCGCCGTCGCATGACGATGGAAACGACTCGGGTGCCTGCTGCTGACGCTACGGAAATCGTAGTGATGATGCGGGCTGCATTCGACTCCCGCGACAACGAAGCTGCCGCAATCAGCTACAATGTCACTGTCTAATCTGATAAGATAGCCTGATCCCTCCCTCGCTTCGGCGGGGGAGGGGGAGGCAAAGGATACAACTATGGCACAAACTGTTTATATTGCCCGCAAGGGCCAAGACGCTGATTTCGCGGCTGTTACAGTCGACTCCCTTTCTGTCACGGAGCAGTCCGGTGTGACAGCGACGGGTTCGCTTGTGAAGCTGACCGAGACGGTGGCCTACGACGCATTCACGGACGGCGGAGCCGCTGTCGGAACGTATGACCTCACGGTTGGCACGATCCCGGCTGGAGCCACCTTCCTCTACTCGGCTGTTACGGCTGTCACGGGCTTTGCTGGCGATACTTCGGCTGTTCTCACCATTGGTGATGGCACTGACGTTGACCGGTACAACACAAGCACGATTAACGTGTTTGCGACTGCTGCGAACGGTGTTGCCGCTGGCGCTCCGTCTGGCACGGTGTACCACGCCGCCGAGAAGACGCCGAAGCTGACCGTTACGACCGCCTCAGACTTTACTTCGGTATCGGCTGGAAGCGTGACTGTTGAACTCTATTACCTGACCTAATGCTCGTACGATTCTTGCAGGATTACCGGGGGAAGCTCTCTGACGAAGTCTTTTATCGGGCTGGTGACGAGGCCGATCTGTCAAGCGCCAAGGCGCTTGTTGATGCGGGCCGAGCCGAGTTTGTGGAAGCGCCCGATGAGAAGCCCCCGGCCAAGTCAAAGAAGAAAACCAAATGATCCAGGACTACAAGTTCGAGCTGACTACTTCCGGTGCGGGCGCGGCGTCACAGACGCGGTCTACGCAGACTGGAAGGATCGTCAAGATCAGTGTTGACCTCAGCGATTGTGATGCCACGGCGGACCTGACGGTGAAGTCTGTTAACACTCCGGTCGGGGTTGATGAGACTCACTTGACGTTGACCAACTCTCAGGCGACTGCGAACTATCAGCTTGACGTTGCTTCAACCAAGGCTGACGGGACTGCCAGCGGTGAGTTCGTGGCCCCGATCCATGCTGGCGACTTGCAGGTTGCCATTGCTCAGGGCGGCGATACGAAGTCTGCTACAGTGGTCGTCTATCTTGAGGTTTGATCGCGTCTGCGCCTGACGGTGGGTTGCGGGCTTGCTGTAAAACATTGGTAATCGCGCCGGTATGAATATCACATTTGCCCAAGCAGTAAGCAGAAAGGACCCGCTTCTCCTGTCTGAGGTAAAGGAGCACATTGGCGTTCAGCACACCGAGGACGATGCATACCTGCGCTCTATCCTTCGTGCCGCAACGAGGCGTGCAGAGTCATATACGGGCCGGAAGTTCGTGAACGAGACGATTACGCTTGACCTCGACGCACAGGAAGCGATTGCTGCGTTTTATCTTCCGTACGCCCCTCTTTCTTCGCTTACGTCTTTCGTTACCTATACGAGCGATAGCGATACGACGGGAACGGCTGTACCGGCAACGAACTACCGTGTTGACGGTGATAACCCGGCTCGGGTTGTAGCCATTGATGGCGGGTGGAATCTGTACCGGGCGTACAAGGCCGCGAGACTTGTCTATGTGGCCGGATACGGATCAAGCGGCGAGGACGTGCCGGATGACTTGCTCCATGCCATCAAGGTGCTCTGTGCGGACATGTACATGAACCAAGAGTCTGCCAAGTTGGAAACGAGAACTCAGCTCAACGCCAATCTGCTACCCACGGCGGCGAGGACACTTCTCCAGCCGTATATCGTTCATGTCTGGTAATGCGAAGACTCACAGACGCCATCGAGATACAGACAAGGACTCAGACTAAGAGTTCTACGGGCACCCTTACAGAGACGTGGGCGAAGGAGTGTACTGTCAGGGCAAGGTTCACTCCGATGGGCGGCGAGGAAGCGAGAGTCTACCACCGATCCTATCCGACTGCATCTGGCGTGTTTGAGCTGTTCTACGATCCTAACAACGTGCTGACGACTGCAAAGCGCATTGTGTGGGAGGGCCGGAACTACGATGTAGTTTATGTGAAGAATAGCGGCAAGCGCAGCATTCGGTCAACGATTCATGCCGTGGTCCAAGTCAATGCCGACTAAACATACCATATACAGTAGGACGTGGACCCGGGGGCCGAAACATTGGAATAAGCCGGGCGGGAAGATGGTACGCGGATCTCACCGCGAAATCATTTCCGTTATATCCAATGAATACAAGGCCTTAGGGCAATCGGCAGCAAGGGCGGCAGAGGATCTTGTGAAGCGGTACGCGAGTGAGACGAAGCAAGAGGCTGCGGCTACTGCTCCAGTTGACACTGGATTATTGGCGTCTTCGTATGTAGAGACCTTTGACAACCAGTTTGGGCAAGTGGAGGCGGGTGTGACCAACAATGTCCGCTATGCGTACTTCATGGAGTTCGGCTTCACGCACTGGCGAAGTGGCAAGCGGGTTCCACCCCAACCGTCGCTTACCCCGGCGTTCCTGAGTCGCATCCAGAAGTTTATCATGGAGGCAAGGGATCTGATATGAACGACCCCACACTACAGCTACGGGCTGGTATCGTAACGGCGATCAACGCGGCCATGACTGCGAATGGGAAGACCTGTCCGGTCTTTTCCAATCCGCCACATAACCAGTCGCTTCCGTACGTTCACCTGTCGAACGTGTTCATCAACCCGCGTCACAACAAGACGCATGAGGGCACGACATCGTATCATGTCATTGTGACCTACGCTGACGACCCGGACGAAGTGCTTACGCTTTCCAACATCGTACTCGAAGCGATTTCTGATCGGAGCAGTGAGATGACAGTCGCCGCTTCCGTGAAACTTATTACCTACGAATTGGATTTCATTACAGGGCCTACCGAGATTGACACGCCACAGGGCGTTCAGTACGGAGTGTCCATTCGCCTCCAATATAGAACGCACGAATAGCAATGGCAGCACCCACAACAGTACAAAAGGGCCTCGACTACACGCTTAGTATCTCTGGCGGTACCGAGATCGGCGGCGGCACGAACGCCACGCTTACGCTCAGTCAGGAACTCAGCGAATCGACAAATAAGAGTTCGTCCGCATTCAAGTCCTCCCAGAACGGCACTCGGTCTTGGAGCGTGGATTTCGAGGGGATGTACATTGAGTCGAGCGTTGAACTGGCTGGTGACAGCCTGGACTTCAAGGTTGGGTCCTCCAGCGGTACGGGCGGCGTGTCGGTAAAGGGTATCCGTGAGATCACGCTGGATCTGTCCTCGGAGTTGATTGGCAGCGTTTCGTCCACGACCGGCTTGGACCGCGCCATCTGCCCGGCTACCCGCACTGTGTCCATGACGATCAATGGCGAATGGTACGACTTTGATAAGGATTTGACCCCAACGGGCGGTGACGAGGCGCTTGAGGACCTGTTCGACGAGATTCAGGGCACGACGTCCTCCGGCATCGAGTGTACGCTGACGTTTGGCGCGAGCCAGAAGATTTATGCCACGCTCCGGCCCACTGCGTTCACGCTGGAGCATCCGCACAACGACATCATTACGTATTCCGTGACGCTTGAGGCAACCGGAGCCGTAACGGCACCGACCACTACGGGCGCAGATAGCGGTGTTGTGGCACTTCTTACCGATTTCTTCACATCTGGTGGTGCGGCAGAAGTCGGGACGGCACTCCTAAGTACGGGCACAACGGATGCTACCGAATACACCGGTTCGGCATACCCAGAGTCGCTCTCCCTGTCGATTCCCTATACAGGCGTTATTGCTCTGTCTGGAACCCTTCAGGGCAGTGGCGCATTGACGATGCAGGCTACGACATAGTAACAGCGCGGCAGGTCTAATCGAGAGTCGCGTATCGGCACATGTGTTGGTACGCGGCTTTCTTTTTACCCTCCTGTGACGTACTATGTAGTGCCAACAAACGTGAGTGAACCATGAGTTTAGAGCGCCTTAAAGACGACCCCAGGCTGGTCATGATGGAGCATAACGGCCATGAGTACCATTTCTGGTACCATCGTCGCTGTATCGACCTCGCCAAGAATCACGGCTACTCGTACGAGGATTCGCAGTCCGAAGAAAGCGATTGGTACGAAAGCTCGATGCGATTCCTGTGGATGTGCCACCTGCCGTTTGACCGGGATCTATCCTTTGAGGATTTCGACCTTCTTTTTACGCCCGCCGACTTCCCCAAGCTGGTCAAGCTGGCCGAGGAGATCACGGAGAAGCAGTTGCCCAAGGTGGAGGAGGGCCCGGTCGATGAGGTGGCCGATGAGGGAAAAAAGCCAGCCCGCCGAGCCAAGAAGAAGTAGACGCTCTCTATCTCGGCACAATAGGCATGAGTCCTCAGGACTACTATTGGGCCTGCCCAAAGGATCTATCTGCGGTGCTTCGCGGTTATGAAAGACGTGAGCGCATCGAATGGGAGCGCAGCCTTATGTTGTATAACGTATGGGTCGGCAAGGAGGACCGGTTGACATACGATAGTCTTTTTCTCGGCAAGAAGACGATTACAAGCAAGGATGACTACCAGGCGGTGAAGGAGCGATTCCGCAAGGCAAGAGAACAAAGGCAGAGCAAACCCAATGGCTGACACTCAGGCGCAAGTAGGCGTTAAGTACCGCGTAGACAGCGGCGAACTTCAAGCAGCCTTCTCGAAGATGCAAGCCTCGGCCAGCGGGTTCGACGGCGCAATGGCTGGTCTTGATACGCGGCTCGGCTCGGCACAGAAGGCGCTGGATGCGAATGCCACGGCTCACTCTGCGCTGGCGAAGATGGGCATCCGTACTGGCTCTGCTATAGAGGCCGAGATCAAGGCGCTCGATCAGCTCAAGGCGGCGTTACAGGGCGATGCTCATGCACTTGGGCAGGTTGAGATGCGGCAGGCGGCACTGCGCGGGCAGCTTAATGCCACCTCGGCCACAATGGGCAAGACGGGAGACTCGACCCACCGGGCGAACCTGTTCATGATTAACTTCTCCCGAGGGGTGGAGGACTTGAAGTTTGGATTGCCCGCCGTTATCAACAACCTTGAAGGAATCGCTCTCGGCTATCAGTTGATGGCGAAGGAATCCAAGGCGGCTGGTCGGTCGATGATGCAAACACTTAGCCTTGCACTTTCGTCTCCGGCTGGTATGATCGCCCTGCTTAACCTTGTCGTGACCACGGCGTTCATTCTTGGCCCAACCTTGAAGAAGGCGTTCGGAAAGGGCCGGGTCGGAGCCAAGGCGCTCAAGAAGGAGGTCGAGGACATGGTGGAGCTTGGCGGGGATGGGTTCTCCGGCCTGTTCGAGATTCCGCGTGACCCAAAGGTGATTGCCAGGATTAAGGAGTCTATTAAAGACCAGATCAAAGAGGTTTATCGAATCCGCAGGGGTGATGCTTCGGGCACGGGCGTC